CTCGGAGTGTAATCTATCGGAACGCCAGGGCCGTAGCCTGTCCAGTCAGAAACCCCACCGCCGCCTCCGCCAAGGCCGCCTGCCGGGATGTAGCCTGCGGGGTATGTACCGGTGAGCTGCCTATACTGTTCGGCATCAATTTTGCCTGCCGCGTAGTCGAGAGAGGCTGCAAGCTCGGGGTTCTGTGCTCTCCACACCGCTTCCATGTTTTTTGCTTGATCTGCTCCGTACAGATTCGCAAACGCAGAGAAGTCGCCGAACTCGGCGAGAATCTGCGCGTTCTTGAGGTCGCGCTGATAGCCGTTGTTGTACTCGTCAAGGAGCGCCTGAGCCTTCTTGTAGTCGTTATCGGCAAGCGCGGCACGGATGTTCGCCTGATACTCCGCCGTGAGGTTTGCCATCTGACGGTCAGCCTCAGCGGTCGCATTTGCCTCAGCGGTACGCAGGTTGCCGAAGTCACGCTGGTACTCACCGCCACGCGCAAGCGCAGCCTGCGAAGCAGTACCGGAGTTTATTCCGGTCGCTGCCGCCTGATTGTTGAAGTTCTGGCGGTTGCGTTCGTACTGCACCGACAGGTCATTTGCCTGCTTCTGGTACTCCGGGGCGATCTTGTCCCTCGCCGCCTGATAGTCGCTCATGCTGCGGTCGTAGGCGGCTTTAAGCTCTTCCTCACGCGCCTTGCGCTGCGCGTCGTATATCTGGTTTATAGCGTCGGTACGTGCGGTATTGTAGCCGCTGCCGAGCAGCCCCTGATTGGTTTGCGTCCCGCCAGTTGCCCCGGTGCCAGCAGCCGGGGTTGTGGGAGTCGCGGGAGAGGTCGGCGCAGCTGCCGCCGCCCCTGCTGCCGGAGTAGTGCCGGCCGCAGCATTTGTCGGAGACGCAGCGCCGGGGACAGTCGCGCCCGCCTTGTTCTGCTGTGCGTTATAAGCTTTGGTTATTTCATCTATACTTGCCATGCTTTATCTCCTCAAAAGGGCTGTCCACGTATTGTTTCCGATGATGCCGTCCGCATGAAGCCCGACGCCGTTCTGAAACTCCATTGTGCGGTTCTTGGTCTTGGCATCAAACACGCTGCTTACTGCCAGCTCTGCGCCGTGAGCGGCAAGCAGCGCCTGAGCAACTGCAACGTCAGCACCGCTCATACCCTCGCATATCATGCGGGGAGGCCAGTACGTTTCAGCCTGTGGCTGATCGTCCGTGGTCTGCTCTGCGCCGTCTGCAAGCTCGGCCTGAAACTTCTGAGCGAAGCCATACCGCGTGTTGATGTTGTTCACAGCGGGGCGCTCATATTCGGTGCAGATGCGGCTTGTCGCTTCGTATGTATCTTCGGTCGTACATAGGAAGCTCCAAAGGCTGG